TGAACCAAAAGAAAAAGCTGTCTCGCGCTCAAATGAATCCAAAAAGGATAAATGAATAGATGGGATTAAAACTGATTACAGAACCGGCAGCAGAGCCGATTACACTCGCAGAGGCGAAAAGTCACCTGAGGATAACTGAAGCCGATGAAGATGCGCTTATTGAGACCTGGATAAAAGCAGCCCGGGAATATTGTGAAGGATATCAGAATAGAGCCTACATTACGCAGACATGGGAGCTGGCACTTGACAGATTTCCAGGAGAGGGTTTAAGACCATATTCACTTAGTCAAATATTGATAACGGATAGTGTTGGAACCAGTGAAAGAATCATAAGAGTTCCATTGCCTCCTCTTCAATCAGTTACGAGCATCAAATACTATGATACAGAGGGAACGGAGAAGGAATTTTCATCAGATGATTATGAGGTTGATACATATAATCAACCAGGAAGGATCTCACTCGGATATGGCAAGTCATGGCCTTCTGAAACATTGCGGCCGGTAAATGGAGTGATCATCGAATTCAAAGCAGGCTATGGGGATACTGCAGACACGGTTCCTGCGAAAGTAAAACAGGCAATCAAAGTCTTGATAGGTGAGTTGTATGAGCATCGGGAGGTGACAGACGTGAAGGAGCTCAAGGAGGTCCCATTTGCAGTAAAGGCGCTCCTGGGATTGGAAAGGATTGTGCCCATATGAGAGCGGGGAAATTACGGCATAAAATAACGATACAATATTATACCGAATCCCAGAACAGCTATGGGGAAATGACAAAGACATGGTCTGATTATGCAACGGTCTGGGCTTCAATAGAGCCGATCAGGGGGAGGGAATTCTGGGAATCTCAGCAGATCAATGCGGAGGTCACGGCAAAGATCACAATCAGGTATCTTGCCGACATAAATCCAAAGATGCGGGTCAAATATGGCAGCCGCATTTTTGAGATAATATCCGTGATTAATCCGGAGGAGAAAAACAGGGAGCTTCAATTGATGGTAAAGGAATCGGTCAATGGATAAAGTGACAATCAAGATAGAAGGATTTGAAGAGCTGAAGAACAATTGTAAGCACCTTATAAGAGAGCTAGATATGGTAAGTAAAAACATATTAATCGAGGAAGCGGACAACCTGGTCCGGATAATGAAGATAAAATGCCCCAAAGACGAACATAAAATCGAAAACGCGATCACAAAGAGGATCTGGAAAAACGAGCTGGGCGTGATCGGGATTGTGGTCGGAGTAGAAGGTGGACATCCTGAATTTCAGGTGGGAAGAGATAAATATTATCTCGCATCCCAGGAATACGGATGGGAATATCCAAAAGGAGTTTATCATGCCCCTCATCCATACATACGGCCGGCATTCGATGAGAACGAGAGGAAGATAAAAAACAGATTGAGGAATGCATATAAACAGGTAATTAATAAGGCGGGAAAATGACCATTGAAGAGGCACTGAAAATATATCTGCTAAATCAGACATTGATCACGGACATTGTCGGGACCCGAGTATATCCTATTGTCCTTCCCCAGGACACACCGCTGCCGGCTCTTTCATATTTTCAGGTATCGAATCCTGTACAGCATGAGGTTGATGTAGCATATCCGCGCTTTCAATTAAGCAGCTGGGCGGAAACATATTCGGAGGCAAAGGCCCTTACAAATGCGGGGAAGGAAGTGCTGCAGAGGTACAAGGGTAAAATGGGAGGGGATTCAGGGGTAAAGGTAATACAGATCGTGTTTCTGAATAGCTTTGATATATATGATCCTGAGACAGGGATATATCATATCCCTGCAGATTATAAAATCATTTACAGAGAGGTATAAAATATGTCACAAACACAAATTCAAAGGCCAGGGGCGGTAAAGTTTGGCTCTGAAAAGATGGAGGTGGGAGATACCATTGCAGCATTAGAGGATCTCGGCGCCATGCGGGGGATAGCGCTTGCTGAGAGCTTTGATAAGGTTGAGGTTGAATCGGACAATGCGGGAGTGATCAAAGAATATATAAAGAATCAGCGGGTAGCGATCACCGGTCAGCTGATAGAGATCGATATGGAGATGCTGGACAAGATCAGGGGCGGAATCGACGAGTATTCCACGGTTGCCGGAACCCTTGTAGAGGACCACAACCAGGTCGTGAACTCTGGTGACTGGCACTATAACGATTTCATCAAGTTTGATGAACAGACCGGGGACAACTCCCAGATTACGCCTGACAGCGTAACCGGTAGCATGGACGGCGCTCTTGTTGAGGATACTGACTATTATGTCGGTATGAATGAACGCGGGGAATCAGGGCTTTTCATCATTGATTCTGCAACTGTCACGACCGAAGCCCAGAACATCACGATCGTATATGATTACACTCCGGCCGCAAGTAAGAAACTGACCTCTGGTGGGAAGAAGACCATCAATCCGAAAGTGGTGAGACTTACCAATACCGATGAGAACGGAAAGAAACTGCAGGTAACTGTATATTTTGCATCGATTGAAGAAGGGATCACATTTGAGTTTCCATCCGACGAGTCAGAGGACGTGATGGTGAACCCGATCAATCTCGTGGGGAAAGTCGACGTATCAAGATCTGTTGGCGACCAGCTCTATGAAATAGTGGACGAGCAAAGTACAGAATAAGGAAGCTGAAAATAATGTCTGAAATTATAGATCTGAAAACGCTAAAGCCTGACGAGCTCATTATCCGCATTGCAAACAAGGACATTAATATTTCAAACATTCCCTTTGAGATTGCACTTGATGTGATTGAGAAGTTTGATGAGCTCAAGCTGGATGAGAATTATTCCAAACGTAAGCTGTTAATCATATTTCAGGATATTGTGGTCAAGATGCTGCATGAAGCGGATAACAGCATTGATGAGAAGTGGATCCGGAAGAACGTGAACGCCTTTCAAATGATGCGCCTGATTGACAAAATCGTGAATCTCATCCTGGACGGCCTTGGGATAGGCGGGAAACAGGATAATACGAAGAGCTTAAAAAAAAAGTAAAGATTGAACTCGGCCGGATATTCGCGGAGATGGGCCACTGGTATCCCTGGGCAACCAGAGAGTATATCCTGAAGAAGATGAGCTATCAACAGCTGCTTTTATATTACAGGCTGATTCCTGAAAGTGGTAAGCTGCAGTTAAAACAGACCAGTAATAGGCCGGATCTCGAGGGAATCAACCGGTTGAAGCTTGGTAAAATCATAAAGCCAGGAAGGAAATAAATGGCATTAGGAAATCTCGTAGTCAAGATGCTTGCTGACATCAAGGATATGAAAAACAAGCTCGATGGCTACGAAAAAAAGATTGATCAGGCCAAAACTACAACGGAAAAGTTTGCAAAAGGAGTGCAGAACTCCTTCAAAACTTTCATAAAGTTCGGTGCGATCATCGGAGGTGCATATCTTGCAATACGAAAACTCACCAATTTTTTAAAAAGCTCTCTTGATGCATATGCAGCTCAGGAAGAAGCAATAACCAAACTGAATGCCGCGCTTATAGCCACAGGCAGATATACTCCCCAGGTCTCAGATGAAATGCAGAAATATGCCAGTGAAATGCAGAGGCTTACCAAATTCAGCGACGATCAGATTACTTCAGCTCAGGCAATATTAACAACATTCACAAAAATAGGCACGGATACATTTCCAGAAGCAACAGAAGCAGCAATGAATATGTCTGCAATGTTCGGCCAGGACTTTCAACAGTCAATGATCCAGCTCGGCACCGCTCTCAATGATCCAATTCAAGGAGTTGGAAGGTTAAGAAGAATAGGAATCTCTTTTACAGAGGAACAGAAGGCCCTTATTGAAACACTTGTAGAGCAAAATGATCTATATGGCGCTCAGAGGGTAATCTTGGATGAGCTGCAGGTTGAAATAGGAGGAACAGCACGGGCGGTAGGAGAAGAATATGCTGGAAAGGTGTCTCAACTTAATAATGCTTTCGTAGATCTCAAAGAGACAATGGGCTTTTTTATGGCAGAAGCAATGACACCGATGATGCCAAAAATACAAGGCATGGTCGAATCAGTCAATGACTGGCTTAGTTTAAAAAGAGAATTGATCGAAGTATACGATAAACTGGCAAAAGTAGGCAAGAAATCAATAGATGAGCTTTCCCAAGCAGAAATTGAGGCGTCTATAAAATCTTTATGGAGAGATAAAGAGAAACTCGAACTTAGAGTCGCACAAATGAGATTGGCCACATCGCTCACTACTGAGGAATTAAAGCAGATAGGTGCATACGAACAATTAATCAGAAAAATAAAAGAATTGGCCGGCAAGTTGGCAATGGAAGTTCAAATAACGGACGAATTACGCGAGAAATATGATTTCTTAGCTCCATCAAAAAAGAAAGATGTTAAATTGACTGATGAACAGATAAAAGCAATTGAAGAATACTGGGATACTCTGGAAGAAGGTAAATGGGATTGGATCATTGATATGTATGAAAGTCTAGCCGAAAGCCAGGAATATCTTTATGGAAAAACAGATGAATTAATTGAATCAAAGATTAATCTCATTAATATAATGGGGATGGAATCGAGGGTAATAGAAGATTTAAACACAACACTGAACTGGCATGCTTTAAGAATTCAGGAACTTAAAACACAATATGATGAATGGACACAAAAAGTAGGAGAGACGATGTCAAACATCACGAATCTTACATCCATGGGAGTAAATGCAATAGATAATGTGTATAGCCAGATGTTTCAAAACAGACGGATAGAGCTTGATAACTGGTATGAAGCTGAAAAAGACAGAATATATGCCACCATAGAGGATGAAGAGGAAAGGGAAACAGCCTTAAAAGACCTTGACCACGAAGCTGATCAACGACGAAGAGCGCTTGCACGGGGTGAAGCAAAAGCAGGCAAAAGTATTGCAATAATGAACGCAATTATTAATACAGCATCTGCAGTAACAAAGGCACTATCGCAGGGCGGTTTTATTTTCGGTCCATTAATGGCTGCGTTTATTGCGGCAATGGGAGCCGCACAAATTGCTTTGATCAAAGCGCAGCCACTTCCTGCTCTGGCAGAAGGTGGGGAGCTCATAACCAGCGGTCCTCAATTAATCATGGTAGGAGATAACCCGGGAGGCCGTGAGCTCGTGCAGGCGACTCCTTTGAGCTCACCAAATATTTATGGTCCAGCTCGGGAGATTACTCTCAATAACAATCTTTATCTGGATAGTGATCAGATTCTTTCATTCATATCAAAGGCTTCTGAAGACGGAATCCTACATATACATGAAAGAGCAATAGGGAACTGGTAATGAGGATACTCTGGAATAATGAGTTTGACAAATACACGATCACGGCCAATTCCGAGGCATCGGGATATCCGGCCTCAAATCTGCAGGATATCTCCCGCAAGAAAGTAACCAGGACCACGGGCGTGAACTCAGAGTGGTGGAAGATCGGAAACGGCATTGATAAGATCAAGCTCTCGAGCATAGCCATTGCAGAGCACAATTTCACCTCCGGTGCAACAGTGAAGCTGCAGGGAAACGATACCGATGTATGGACCTCGCCGGCAAAAGAGGAGGTTATCGCTTATGATGCGGATATCATGGTGAAGTTTTTTACCAGCGGGGAATACTACTACTGGCGCCTCCTGGTGGAGGATCCTTCAAATCCGGATGGATACATCGAAATAGGACGGATCTCTGCAGGGGAATATCTTCAGATGCCGGGAATTGAGCCTGGATTCAAATATCCAAAAAGGACCACCTCTGAAAGAGATTTTACGGTTACCGGACAGATCTATGGCGATAAGGGAATAATGCAGCGTACAGCCGGTTTTGTATTTCCTGTAATAGAGGACAGCGAGCGGGTGGAGATAGATGAAATGTGGGATGCGATTCTCAATATAGTACCTCTGTTTCTGATTATTTATGAAAACAGTCTTGATGTTATTCCGGCTCTTTATTGTGTGATAGACCAGGAGGATATCCCCTGGCGGAAATCAGAAAACGGCTTGGACTGGTCAATGGAAATAAATTTTCTCGAGGTGTTTTAAATGAGCGGTCAGATAATTCCAACTCCAACATATAAAGGAAGTGAGTGGTATAATTTCACGACTTTGGTGGAAAAACAAAGGCTCGGATTTATAGCGTTCTCTTTGACAAACTTTGATAATGAATCCGAGCCACAAATCGCAGCTGGTAGTGTGATAGAAATTAGTGGATCATTATTCAAATTCGATAGCAATGATTCAATCGGCGGAACTCCCACAAGTGGTCAGATCAACTATATCATACTTGAGGTTTCAGGGAGCGGGGATGAGCAGACAGTCTCAGGATCCTGGACCACAACAGCACCATCCTGGAATGATGCAAAACAGGGATGGTATGATGCGACGGGAAATAAACGATACGTAGGTAAATGTTATTATGATGGATTAAATTATACTGATAAAGTTGTTTATTCTAATAATAGAAGTTTAACTGATAGGAACGGAAGCGAAGTAACAGCGCTTAAAATAGAAACAAAGATTAAAGAAGATACATCAACAGGTATTCCTGCTGATACAGTACAAAATATTGATGTTACAGGATTTAGTTTTACACCTGATGCTATTGAGAATGTTTCAATAAGGGCATGGCCTACGAATGAACATGATGCAGAAGGTAGTTCTCTCTTCGGTTCTGAGTTTGGTACAGGAACCACTACGCTCAATACCAGAATTTTAAAAGCGACGCCGGGTGCAAATAAAGTAACAGTGCGTGTCGCAAATACTAATACATCGGCTATGAAATACAGAATAACTTGTACAGCGATTAAGACGTCGTAACGGAATTATTATGAAAGTAGAAACAAAAATCAAACAAGATGTTTCAACTGGGATTCCAGCTGATACTGTTACAGAAGTTGATGTAAATGGTTTTTCATTCACGCCTACTGCTGTTAAGAATGTTTCAATAAGAGCTTGGTTTGCAGGAGGAAATGAATATGATGCAGATGGAAGTTCGCTTTTTGGTTCGACGCATGGAACAGGTGCTAATCCTGTCCAATCAAGAATACTTAAAGCGACGCCTGGTGTAAATAAAGTAACAGTGAGAGTGGCAAATACATATGGAGGGGCATCAATGTATTATCGAATAACCTGTACAGCAGCTAAAACATAGGAAATATAATGGATTTTACAACAGCAAAAGAACAAAAAGATTCGGACAAAATAATTCTTGTTGAAGTCGATATAGGCCGGTTTCAACAAGAATGGCTCAATTATTGTGCCGGCATCTGGTATTATCGGTTTAATACATTTAAACAAGATCAAGAGCACAGTTTTGGTTATGGAAACTTTTGTTTCGGTTCTTTCGGCAGTTCGGGGACTTTCGATTCAGGAATTAAGTTCATACCCTTTGATATAAAATCCTGTTTTGTTGATGGTGAGGAATATTCGGAAGCATCCTCTATTGTGAATCTGATTGCTACAAATAAGAGCTGGTATTACGACCGCGGTGAAACAGAGTTCTATATTCATATTGATAAGTTTGAGGATCCCCGCCTGCATAAAATAATCCTCGGTATCACTCTCGGTCTTAGTAATAAGGCAAAATATATAAATAACGGATATTACGAGCCAAAGATAAAGGGACATCCTGTAATCAGTAAGACAAAGGATCCGCTCGAGTTTGGAATCATACGCTTTGATGGTGGAAGTTTAACGCTCAATAATGAGGATGGATTCTTTGATAATTTTACGGACATTGTTGTGTTCGGACAACCTGCGAGAATATTGTATGGAATTGACGATCTCGATGGAACGGAAATGGCTTATTCGGATTATAAGAAGATAAGCAAGAGCTATATTGAAACCATCAATATAAAATGGCTGGAATGCCTGCTGGGATTGGTGGATTATCGGAAGCTGCTCTCACGAAAAATACCGATAAATGTCTATGATAAAACGACCTATCCCTACCTTGCAGATAGAAACATTGGAAAATCGATCTCTTTGGGATGGGGGACGATTTATAATGCTCCGGTAATATGCATAAATGATGAGGAAAGCTCTCCCTCGAATTATAGTTTTAAGATCTGCGATGTATCGGATCATTCATATGGAATCAAAGCGATAGACCAGGTATATGTTGGTGATGTAAAAGTCAATCATTCAAATGGGAATCTCACTGGTGCTACATTCACTTTATCGACAACCGATTATAAACCAGGTCAGAAAGTAACCTGCGATTATAGAGGATATGTGAATGAAAGCAGCGAGCTCATTGATAATTCCCTGGATATCCTGGAAGACATTCTTTATACCTATCTTGCAATTCCGTACAATTCTGAATACTTCAATCAGACGGAATGGGATGAAGCAAAAAGCAAGGCTTTCGATATAGGTCTGTTTCTTGAGAAACCTGAAAAAATAACTGAAATCATCGAAAAGACCGCGCTCTCCAATTTCGGCAATTTCATTATCCTGGATGACGGAAGATACACCTTCCGGATCCTGGACCGCACGGCTTCTGCATCAAAAACAGTGCTGCTCAACGAATACTTTGATGAGCCGGAGATTGATTTTGATGGCAAGAAGTTTATCTCCAAAATACGAATCGGGTATGCAAGAGATTATGGGAATAATGAATACCGGTGGTACCAGGATGACAGCCTCGAGGATAGGATTGTAGCAGAATACAAAAAGCATAGTGACAGGGATTTTGAAACCTATCTGACAAATGAGGCCGATGCAAAAACCCTGGCTGAGAAGTTTATGGACCTCATGAAGAAGGTGAGAGGGACCATCAAAACCAGGACCGGGATCCAGAATATAGAATTTGAAGTTTCCGATGTAGTAAACCTTACCCTTGATAGAAGGGACCGCACCTGGAAAGGTCCTTTGAAGACTGAGATTATCGGGTTAAAGAAGGACCTCCTGGGAACCGGAAAAGTATCAATAGAAGGGCTGGTGATTGAGGATTGAAGCTCAGTGATCAACAGTTTGAATTCGCGAAGGATTGCATACTCCTCGAGCTCTGGATGTTCAACCAGGAATACAAATTCACCTATGGGGAGGCCTGGCGTCCGGATGAGATGCAGAAGATCTATTATGAACAGGGTAAAAGCAAAATAAAGGAGAGAGGTCCTCACGGAAATAGGCTGGCGCGTGATTACAATATTTTTATAAACGATAAGCTCACATATAGCAAAGAAAATCTTCAATCGATCGGGGATTTTTGGGAGAGTCTGGATCCTCTAAACCGATGGGGAGGGAATTTCAAAAGTTTTGTTGATACATCACATTTTGAAAGAGAGAAAATATGACAAAAGAAGAAGTTAACGAATTCCTTGAAAGGCTTTATGCCATTTGTGATGAGATAGAGACGAACAGTTATATGGATCTCCGATTCAACAATGTCATGATAAAAATATGCGAGCTTATGAAAGAATATGGATTCTGCGAATATTGCAAGGAGGATGAAATTGACAGGAAAACGTAAAGTCATAATTACCTTGGCATGCGGAGGGATGATATTTTTAGGCTTTATCCTCGCAGGGATCTTGAAAATAAGCGAGGGATTATTTATCGCTTATATAGGAGGTATAACAGGACTTGCAGGATTGTATGCCGAGGGTAATTTGAGAAGTAAAAAAATCACGAATGGAGGTGGAAAATGAACATGGTTCCGTTAAGGAAGAAATTCGCCTTTCTTCTGCTATTTGTTTTCATTGTGATGTTCATCGTGACGGCAGTGGCATGGGCGGATGGAGAGATGAGTCCCGGAGCTCAGGCCGCCTGGTGGTTTCTGACCGCAGTCGCATGTATCTTTTTAGGTATATTCGCGCTGATCGGCAAGAAACCTAAATGGTGGCAGACAGCTATTGCCATCGTTATAGCTATATCCGGGATTGTTTTTGGCAAACCGTGGGCTCTCCCGCCAGGACCATAACACTATGATATACATGGTCTGTATTCTCGCGGGAATAGTCACAGGACTGATCGGAGGCCTCCTCATTGTAAGGGGGAGGCTTCCTGTTAAATCGGGAGGCGGAGGCACTCTGTCTCCTGAGCAATTCGAGAAAATAAAGGCAATCCTGAAGCACATTGAGGATGGTGACAAAATCCTCGAAAAGATTCAGGAATTGCTCGAGGAGAAGTAGATGAAAAGAATGATGTTTTTTCTTGCTATCATTATGATTTTTTCACTTTGTATCATAGCGGTCAAGGCTGACGAGGATTTCATAGAAGCCGGGGAATACGTTATAGTGAAAAAGGAAACACTCAGAGAGATCTCTGCATGGATTAAACAGGCACAAGCATATATGAATCAGCTTATGACGGAAAATGTGGTGCTGCAGGCAGAAAACGATTCACTGAAGAAGCAGCTCGAGCAATCGAAGAAGGGCCTGTTCATAGGCGGAAACGTGGGCCTCCCTCTGGGAGGGGATGCAATCATAATGTACCAATTCAATAAATCAGGTGTGTATTCCCAGGTAGGATATAAGGACGGCTTTAATATTAATATCGGATACATGTGGAAGATAAAATGAACAACAACGGAAAGATTACAGCTCTGTGGATATCCATACTCTTTGTGGTCCTCGTTGCATCTGTAGGCTGGGTGTTTGGATTCATGAATATGTCTGCAGCTGATAAAATAAAAGAGTATGATGCAATTATCCTTGAGTGGAAAGAAGACAAAGGAATGATGCTGAACGAGCTGAAAAACATCAACCGGCGTCTTGATAATATTGAAGGATTAATAGAAAGAAAAAATAAAAATGGGTGATTTTGTAAAAGTAAAGGACAAATCGGAATATGATGCTGTTTTGAATGAATCCGACGTGCGTACTGATATAAAGGTCGGTGGGAAAGATGAGAATACAGGCGGAAAGTTCACACCTAATATCAATATGCAAAAATGGGACGGTGAGTGTTGGCTTAATATCAATCATCCTGATATAGTTTCAGGACAAAAACCGGATTTTACGCCCAAACAAATTCAAATAGAATTAAATAATAAAATCCATAGATATAGAATCCTCGATGATAGCAGAATAGAATATGAGATAGATTTTTTAAAGAAACCTGACTCCCCTGTG